TTATTACACATAACGGTTGGGTGTATGAGAAGGTTTGCTTGTAAAAACTTTCAAATTACCACTGAACTTTATAGCAAACTTTCTTATACACCTTGTTATGTACTGGCACGGTGAATTACATGTAAACTTGATTAAATGCCCTTAACCGAATATAAGATTGCTCATCTATAATATTACCACCTTCTTGAAAGAACCGTTTTACTTCTGTATAGTTTTTGAATACTTGCCCTACCTTTTGCCCTGGTGGTGGTACTTCCATTTTTAACATGGTATACCTTAAAGATTCTCCAAAATCCATCCTTGTACTACCTTGCCATTTTTGAAAACCTCTTTTAAAATCTATACCTGTTGTTGTTTTTAATTTGGCATAAAATTTAGAAACAGCGTCACTGAAATTCGCAGATAACCAAGCCGAAGTCTGGTCTATTTCATGAATAGTCCCTTGCTTAAATAGATTCCACATTTCTTGATCAACAATGCCACCCTTCTTTTTTACCATCTCTTCAAAATCATTCCAGAACTTTTGAGCCTCCTTTTCAAAATCATCATATAACTCCTGGTGTTTCTTTGATTTGAATTGGGGGGTATTCGGCTTGACTTTGGCTTTAGGTGCTGGCTTAGGTGCTGGTTTCTTTATGTCATACTTTGACGGCACATCCTCTGGGTTAACAGGCAACGCCATACACCTACACTGCGGATGGACAGGTATCATATCCTCAATCTCATCCAATGTATATATCCTGGTATGTAGTGAATCTTTCAATTTTTTGGCAGCTGTTTTAGCACATTGCTTACATACTCTGTCATCTCCCGCTGTCCTGAACTCCACTTCTACTTTAACCCCTGCTACGCCCCAATTCCTATATTCTTGCACGCTGGCATGATGATGGGCTCTTATAATCTCTGTGCGTGCCATTATTTGTGCTCGACGTTGAGCTGGTATAAATCGTCCTAAAGTATCAGTCATTCCCAAATCACCTACTGGTCCTGAAATTGTCTTATTTATTTTCCTTGCTATAACAGCCGGACCGTCGCCGTCAATCATCCCTTTGGATAAGACTTTGGACAATTGATTGGACATTTCGTTGGTTATATTTTTCAGCTCATTATAGGTACGGGTGTATAACAAACCAACTCTATCCATGTGCATCGGCATTCCCATACTGGTATGAATACCACCTGTTTGTTCTATACCTGGAACAGTCATACCTACTTTGCCCATTTCATAGCGTGCCCGTTGAATCCCTCTTTTATAGGAATCCTCTATATACATATCAGTCCAACTTTTTTGAACCCCTTTACCGTATTGCGGCATCTTACGGACTTGTAATAGATTGTCATCCACCTGCCCTTGTAACCATTCCATAAAACCATCCACTTTTTCAGCACTGGTTTTAAACGTGAATGAATGGGTTTTAATGGCGGGTAATTCTTGCCGATCCCTTAACCCCAGAAAATCCTGATCCACCAACAGACGGCGGATATCTCCACGTAAACGAGCAAATCTTTTATTTAAGTCAGTCACAAACGCTTTCCGCAGCATAGTTGTATGGGTCGGGTCATATTGCTTTAACTTAGCATGGACTGATAACCCAACATGATTGTGGTTGCATATATGGACTGATTTATATATAGGGGCAGTTGCTATCATTATTCCGTAGTATCCGATTCTTCTATAATAGTGGTGGTGGGCTCATTATTCGGTTCTAACATCGCCTCTTCTTTCATTTGGTTTATCAATGTTATTTCATCATTGGATAATCCTAAGAAAAACTCAAAAAAGGCCTCTGGAGGAATTATATACTCCGCCATTGGTTCTCCTGCATATTGTTTGAGTGCTTCAGCACGGGTTTTCCCTACTTCTGCACGTTCTTTATCACTGGGAGCAAATAAATCACTCCATGCGATCGAATAACCGTCTTCAGTTTCTGCCGGTAATATACCTAACTCCTGACATCTGTCTATGAACGGTCTCAATATAGCTTGCTCAGCATATTCCTCCCGTCTGGTTTGTATAAGCTCTTTCCATGCAGTCTCATCCTGCCCACTTGCTAACTCTCCCCTTTCGCTACCCATTAGTATCCTTTTTGGAATACCAGTATCAGCACTAATCATTTGAATCTGTATATCCACATGAGAAGATGGATCACTAACTTGTGGTGCCAGTCCTTTCAAGTCTATACCCCTGTTAACTAATATACGGCGGAGGTTGTGCTCATATTCATCCAACTGCTGTAAAAGTTCCGTTTCATCGTCTGCTGATAATTGGTAACCCTCATCCAACTTACCAGTATAACCAGGACGAGCACCCCGCCAAAACATTTCTGCACTGCCGCCTGTTAATTTTTCTAAATCCATCAGCCGATTATATACTTTTTTCAAAGCAGGTGTACCATATACCTCATCTGTTAATGCCTTATAAGTAACGTGAATTATTCGGCTGTAATGGACTTTTGCATCCACTATAGATCCTTTACCATCGGAAATGGAAATGTTATATATCTTTGGCAGACCAAACCGTTCGTTGGTTTGATCTGTTTCAAACTTGTCTATTTTAGCCGTTTGTTCTGAATAGGTTTTCAGGTATAGGAGTTTTGGTCTGCCAGTTGGCGGTTCCATTAATTTCTCTTTGGTAGTGGCATCGGATAATCCCAAAAACAATACCCCATACTGCCCTATGCAGGTTTGCTTGTCTAAAGATACAAATTTGGTTTTTAATTTCAACCGCTTATTCAATTCCTTCCAACCCTTTTCCAATTGAGTTTCATCAGCATCAGAAGACTCAGTTATATCTATACTACCCCGCCAGGTTGCTTCCACCGGTTTATTAATAATTGCTGCTGCAATATCCTGACGGTCATATTGCGCCCAATAATCCGCATAGGTCAACTCCAGTTTATAACCAAGCACTGAATATAACTCACGTTCCCCTCCATATTGAACTCCCATCTTAGCAGCCAACTGAGCACGACTTACCAATTCGTTCAATACCTGTATTCGTTTGTCTATTGCTTCCATAACCCTTTATCTTTGAAATTTCATTGTTTTCATTAGTTCTAACAGCGTTACTTTATTAACCTAATACCTAATACCCATCGAATATTAATCAGCTTTTAGAACGGCTTAAAATCGGTCACTTTTTTGACTGACCTATTGGTCCGGCTCTACGTGCTTTGGTTAACTTACTAAACGCTGCCCCTGCGGCATCCACCTGATCCTTTAGCGTACTGAATGGAAAAAATCTATGCTCTTCTATAAACTCATGATTCCAATCCCCTCTTAATAGCAAAACGTTACCACCATTCACTTGCACGCTATATGGGTCTGCCCTATATATTTTGTCTCCAACCGGTCTTTCCGCTATGGCGGTGAAGCCTGCTAAATTAGTATTTGTGGATTCAGCGGATTCTTTCCCACCACTACCAGGTTCTTGTTCATGATATATGATAACCTTTTTTCCATCAGCCTCTGCAACTGCTTTTATTTTTTTCTCCCGTTCCACTGCTGCCCAACGGCCTTTCTCAACACTACTTATAAGCCATTTCCCGGTATCCAATAAATGCATCTTCACCCCTGCTGTACGAGCACCCTGACCTGGTGCAGATCCACCCGCTGTCAATATTTCTTTTGTGCCAGCCTTATCCCAAAACCTCACTGTCTTAATTATATTAACCTCTGGTGGCATACGTTCTATAATAGTAAACATATCTACTTTAAACATACCTCCCTGCGGTGGAGTAGGATCTTGTCCCATTTGACCGGCATACCCATATTGCCCTAAATCCGCTAATAAATCTACCAACACCGTGCGTGGCATCCTGGTGGGATCTAATAACCCATCTACATAATGCTCAGCCAATGATGAAGGATTAAGTGTATGACCATAATTATCTAACTCGGCAGGCAAGCATATATGCTTGACGTTGGTTTTCTTTTTGGCCAATATATGTCCAGTTGGATCGTTTTGGTGAAGTCTTTGCATAATACCAATAGTAGCAGACACCTTTTTATCTACTTTCCTGGTTGGTAAGGTCTGATCCATCCATCGATTGGTATTTGCTAATTCAACTGGACTAACTGCTTGCTGCGGATTAAGTGGATCATCCCATATAATGATGTGCGCATGGAATCCTGTCAACGTTCCCCCTACTGAAGTGCTATATCTATTCCCTCCTGGCAACAACGTCGGCTTAAACCCATTCCCCGCACCTTGCGTAAATTTCATCAACTTATAATTTGACTTGTTATCTTTATCCGCTTTAATTTGCAAGTCAGGATACAACGTTTTGAATAATTCACTTCTAATCATATCCCTACTGAACTCAGCCGACTCCATACTCAGAGTAGCGCTATAAGACAAGGTAATAAACCTCATCCAATACCATTTTGTCCAGCACCATACTGGAAACATTATACTACATATAATCGTCTTAGTAGTCCCTGGAGGAATATTAATAATCAAGTCTTCTTTTTTTGATTGCTTATTAGCTACTCTATATGCTATTTCTTCCAGTTCTTTACATACATAAGGAATATGCCAGTTGGTTTTGAATTCCTCTGACGATATTTCATTCCAAAAACATTGTATAAACTCATATAATGACCTGTTGTTTAATTCCCTTTGTGCTAAGTATGGGTTGGTAGCCAATATACGTTGTTTACGTTGTTTAGGGAGATATACTTTCTCTTTAGTTATTATTTGAGTTTCTTGCTCCATTAGTATGTGCCTGTACTTTTAGTCCGCAATCTCTTAACATTCTTAATTCATCTGTAGTAAACTCTTTCAGATCTATATTTTCTGCCTGCTGTAAATGTACTTCGCCAGTATGTTCTATGCGGGTTATATCTGCCCACGGCATTACATTACGTTTTGTACGGGTTTTGAGCCAGAATATAGCTGCGGTGGTATCTGGTGGATATATTTTTCTGTATTTAGTTTTAACCACCCCTATGCCTGGAATTGCTTTGATATCTACATCATCATGCTCATACCCTATTGCCCGACGATATAAACTGTGTACCACTTCTGAGTCAGCTTCGGTTTTTCCTTTTGCCACCATTTTCCTGAAATCAGGATGGTCACGTAACCATTTTTCTATGCCTTGTACACTGACACCAAAGGCCGTAGCGAGTTCCTTATTGTTCAACCCCAATAAGCATAATTTGAATGCCCTTAATGGAAAAGTATCATTATCATATACCCCTTTGCGACCAGCGGGTCTTTTACGTTGTTGGCCTTCTTTTAAAGTGATATGCTTTCCGTTTTTCTTAGTGCGAAACATTGTATGATATATTTTGGTTATGTCTATTACTATAACCCAAAAGCATACAATTTATTTTAATTTAGAAAAGTTTTCATATATTTTCCATCCTTGCTGTTCTTCCAGCCAATCGGCGTAATAATAAATTACGCCCTATAACAAGTAATAACCACAAGTGGGGGCAGTGTACCAGATTGTCGTTATGTGCACTTAATTTACTTCGCATCGGGTGAAAGGCAAGTGCAATTTATCCCCCACCTGATGGTTATTACAAGGCCGTTATCTATAACACCTCGATTTCCGATAGCTTTCATAATTTTTATATCTGTTTCGTCTGAAATTTCTATGATAAATACTTTCCAAATATTCGTATGCCTGCATATGTGTTTCGAAGTGTGGCGATGCCAGCAGCCTGAAAAATGCCCTGTCGAAGCCCGCGGGGCTCAACAGCTCGATGGGGTTGATGTCGATGTCAGATTGTGTTGAATCCATTGCTGTATATTTCGTTAAGATCGGGGTCAGACTTTTCGCTTAACATGGTGGCAAGGGCTATGATCAATGCCACAATACCATCAATTTTTTCCTTTGATTTGGATTTGTCAGGCCGGATGTTGTCGTTGCTGTCGCGCACAATCATCACATTGCTCATCATCCAGCGAAGCACAGGGTTTCCGGCATGGTTTATTTTGCGTGTCATTACAAGCTTTTCCAAATGCTTGGTTGGTTCGCTCAGTGTGCTCATGTACATGCTTACCTTATCGAAAACATGCAGGTCGATGCCTTCGGTAATCAAATCGTTCACCAGCTGTGAGCTGTTCCATGCATCAAAGCCAAAGCTGCTGAAAGCCTGCTGCTCATTAAGTTCTAAGATGGTTTTTTTGATTTGGTTGTAATCGGTAACATTGCCTGGTGTGGCTATTATATAGCCATCTCTTATCCATTGCAGGTAGTTCACATCATTGCTCATGCTTCTAGCTTTGGCTGTAGCTTCGGGCATCCAAAACCATGCCTTTACATCAACAAAACCATCCGTATTTTTATAAACAGCAATCAGGGCATTGATGTCGCGTGTGCTGGCAAGGTCGAGCCCTGCATATACCATGCGGTTTTCGGTTTGGATTGGTCCCTGGTCGCATGCCATCCAGTCGGTATCGGCAATGAAAGTATCTTCCGAATCGGTCCATTGGTTCAGGTGCAACCGCCTGAATGTAGCTTCAAAGCTTGGGTTGTTCTTTACTTTGTTGATCTGCTCCTCCAGGTATTCGCGCTTTACGATGCTGCCAAAACCCGGATTGGCTGTTTTCCATATTTGCACATCGTAAATATCAACTTCGCGGTCAACGGTATAAATAACTGGCAGGAATGTTTCATCCTGAATGATGCCTGCTTTTACTTTTCGGGCATATTCGTGCATTTCATAACAGATGCTTGTTTTGTCGTATCCTGCCGTGGTAAGCAGCAGGGTAATGGGCTGGCGGCGCGATCCTACTGATGTTGTAAGCACATCAAACAGTTCGCGGTTGGGTTGGGTGTGCAGCTCATCAAAGATAATGCCGTGTGCATTGAAACCGTGTTTGGTGTTGGCATCGGCACTGATGGCTTTGTAAAAGCTGCCATTACTTTCGTAAGTAATACTATTGCGAAAAGGGCGTGCACGTCTTTGTAAGGCTGTGCGGTTGTTTACCATGGAGCGTGCAACATCGAAAACAATTCCGGCTTGTGAGCGGTCGGCGGCAGCACTGTATATTTCAGCACCAGGTTCGCCATCATTCATAAGCAAATACAGGCCAATACCAGCGGCAAGCGTTGATTTGGCATTTTTTCGCGGGATTTCAACATATACAGTGCGGTATTTTCGATGGCCGCTCAGTCGGTCCTTCATACCAAACAAAGGGCGCACAATGTCGTTTTTTTGCCAATCTTCCAGTATAACAGGTTTTCCGGCATGCTCGCCCTTTACGTGGGTGATGTATTTTTCAATCCACTTAACGGCTTTGTCGGCGGCTTTATCATCAAAATAGTATTTTTTTGAGTTGCTCATTGGCTTGTTTTAACTAAAATCATCTTCTTCAGGATCGCTTGTTGTCATGGATTTGATTACCCTTGCCCGTGCCGATGGCGTAAAACCAAATTCAACGGCAATGCTTTTGGCACGCTCCCAGGCTTGCTGATTTTGCTGGCGAATGCGTTTGTATGTTTCGTTTGCCGATTCGCTTAATTTGTCGGCATAGGGTATCTGGCTTATCACTTCGCTTGTTTCGATGTAAATGGCATATTCGTTGCAATATAGCAAAAACATATCAATGTCGAGTGTGCTCATTACCTTTTGATCGATCAGCTCCTTGCTTTTATTTTTGTAGATGCGTTTGGCTGTTGTGCTAAACCATTTGGGCGGTGGTGGCATTTTGCTTACCATCAGGCTGGCGGCTTCGTTTTTTGGCATACGTGCTGGCTGATCGGTGCCCCGTGCTACCTTCAATGAAGTGGGTGTTGGTTTACGGCGTTGTTTATCATTCCAATTTCTGATCAAACCACAAC